ATACGGCCGCTACCGTCGTGCTCTCTTTCTCTATCGTCCAGCTCGGAGCCGTCCAATAATCCCCGGCATCCTCTCTGATTTCGGCCTTATAGCTCACAAGGGCCGTGAATCCCTCGTGTTCGATTTCGAAACTATCAGCTACCCCGTCACAGTGGTAGTTGATGTAGTTGGCTATCTCCTTTGCGAATTGATTGTGAGCGGTGGTGTCCATTGTTGTAAACTTGTTGTTATCTTTTGACAATACAAAGTAAACAATAATTATTCATACATGCAAATATTTTGACAACTTTTTTTAATCATTACACAACAATTTGCATACATTAAGTATAATTTATATCTTTGCACTGCATAACAATATGTTTACATTATGGATAATGAATTTAGAATAGCCGAAATCCTCAAAAGTAAGGGGATGACGCAAAAGGATTTAGCCGAAAAAATAGGCATTTCCAGGGTCGGATTATCGAAAGCAATAAACGGAAATACCACCATCACGACGTTGCGAAGAATCTCCGCCGCGCTTGAGGTATCGGTGTCTGAGCTGTTCGCCCCCCAGCCTACAAATACGATTACCTGCCCCAAATGCGGAACGGTGTTAGAGGTCAAAGAAAGGGAATAATAGTCGCTGTTATGGGAAAGAAAACGGATCGGATAGACGCCCAAAGCCTCAACAAAGCCCACGCCCTTTTCGAAAGCGGCGATATAGACCGTATCGAGGTGGGAACGGTCAAAGGGTTGCAGGACATTCACCGGTATTTGTTCGGCGGGTTGTATGACTTTGCGGGAAAGGTTCGGACGCTGAATATATCAAAGGGCGGTTTCCGCTTTGCAAATGCCTTGTATTTGGACGCTATTCTGCCGGTGATAGAGAGTATGCCGGAAACAACATTTGAGGAAATCATCGCAAAATACGTCGAAATGAATATCGCCCATCCATTTATGGAGGGGAACGGACGGGCCACCCGAATATGGCTCGATATGATTTTGAAAAAGCGTATTCGGCGCGTGGTGGATTGGCGCAAGGTGGACAAGGACCTATATTTGCAAGCTATGGAGCGCAGCCCGATAAACGATCTGGAGCTACGCACACTGCTCGGCAGTGCATTGACCGACCGCACGGAGGATCGGGAGGTTATTTTCAAGGGAATTGAACAATCTTACTATTACGAAGGTTACGAGGCATAACAAAACCGCCCGTATTTCGTATTGGCTTTGCATTTGGCCGCATTTCATTCCTCGGACATAGAAAGTATAGGCCGCACGGATAAAAGCCGTCAAATCAAAAAGGGAGTGCAGATACTTTACCCACTACAAGGGGCGAAATCTGGTTCCGGTCGTTGAGGGCGTCCATTTGGCGGACACCCTTCGATGGGGTTGTTACTATCCACCCCAGCCGAGAGGCGAAAGGCAGTAAAAAACGGAATGACCGGCGGAAATAAGATGTGCCCCGCCGGTCATTCCAAATAAAATGAACGTTACCGCAAATAAACTGCCTCGCGGCACACTATACAAGTCGTTGCATCAGAAATTTGTCAGCAATGCGGCATTTTTCTCTCGTTCCTCTCGCTCGAAACTGGCAAGGTAGTTTTCCGTCGTCTTCAGGTCTTGGTGGCCGAGGCTTTCCGATATATAGGCGATATTTGCCCCGGCACGCTTCAACACCGTAGCGAACGAATGCCGGGCGGCATAAGTCGTAATCTTCCCAACACCGAGAGCCTCACCGATTCGTTTCATACGAAGGTTTATTTTGGTTATAAATTCACGTGAAACGAGTTTCGCCCGAAACGCATCCTCTTTTCCGGTCAAGATCGGGAACAAGTAATTATCTGGAGCCGGAGAATTGCCCCACTTGTCGATTATCGTTTGCATCGGAGGGGTTATAATAACCCGTATCGCTTTTTCCTCATGGCTCGTCCGCTCTGTCTTTTGGCGTGTAAAGCAAATTTCGCCATTCTCAATATTTTTGAACTTCAGCCTAATAAAGTCGGCGACATTGATCCCGTTACACAAGTAGAGGAACAACCAATAATCCCGGTATTTGGCCGTTGTTTCGGTGCCGTCATCATAACGGGATATTTGCCCGATTTGCTCTAAAGTAAGGGCTAATTTTCGACCGTGCCCGTTTTTTATTTCATATCTCCCCTTGTTGAACGGATCATCCGCTGGACGAATGGTCCCGCAGTGTTTCGCTTCGCTTATTATAGCTCTAAGAGTTCGCATCGTGATAGAAATAGTTGTCGTGTTACGTCCTATCTCTCGCTGATGGTTTTCATATTCCTGCAACCATTTAGGCGTTATATCGGCAAACGGAATCGATTTCCCGGCAAACCGTTCTATAGAATTTAATGTCGTCTTATATACCCACATTGTACCTACCCGTTCCGCCTGCTTCAGCCGTTCTATTTTGGCTTCAAAAGCCGTGTTTATCGTTCCGGCCGTTGCTCCTTTCAGCCGCATATTGAGCGTATAAAACGAAAAGATTCCCGCATCGGTCAAATCCCGCACGAAGTCCCGCACGATATTGAATCGGGCTTCTATTTCCTCCCGAACTTGAACCAGCGTTCGCAGCTTCGTAGTAGGCAGCTTGCGCCACTCATCGATGGATAACGTCTTGCTGGTGGTATAATACTTTTGTTTGCGGGCGAATCCAACCTGTACCTTTACGGGATATTTCCCGTCTGCTTTGGGGCGTCTGGTGTCTAATACAGTGAACACCGAAACCGAATCTTTTGTGTATTTGAACATAGGTCAAAATTTGCATACATTGTGCATACTATTTGCATACAAATTTACGAAAACAATCCGAAAATAAAAAAACGATAATTCGATCTTTAGAGCATTATTCGCTGATAATCTGCGTTTTTATATGAAATATAAAAATGGGCAAAAACCAATAAAATACTATATATTATTGCCTCGAAATTCTTCATACAACTACGATTCTACGGTCAGCGAATAGATGCCGTTGATTTCGGTGATAACCGGAAGTGACAGCGACTGTGCTTTCGTGAACTCTACGCCGTTAGAGTTGTCGGTTTCGCCCTTGCCCCACTGTGAAATGCGGATGCGTCCGTAGTTAGAGTAGGTGACACCCGGCTCTTGCCGCAGCTCGTTGTCGGCATAGGCGTTCTTGATGACGCCCAGTTTGCCCGCAGGTACGAACACGAGGTTCTTGTCGTTCCACGGCGAATACTCCGTAAGTTTACCGTTATCCTGAATACGGGTCATGCGGCGGATGACTTCGAATGTCGGGAATCCGTTCGAACGCATAAACTCGTTCAGGTTCGCCAGCAACAGCGGTGTGGACGACTTGTCACTACCGAATACCGCCAACTTCATCTTCTTGTTGCGGAGGATATACGACAGGCGTTTCTGCGAGAGCAGAATGCGGTCGAACGTAACTTTGTCCTGTGCAGCATCGAGGATGGCTTGAATATCCTCCAGCGTATCGACCGTATCTTTATTGCCATCCGTCCATAACGTTTTCGCGGTGGCAATGTTCTCGCTCGGCATTTTGTAGTCGATCGTACCGCGCACACCACCCTCTGGGTTATTGGACGCGTCAAACGTGAATACGCCTTTGTTCGACAATGCTCCGAGGAAGATGATGTCCAGTTTCGATTGCACGGAGTTCACGACCTTCGTAACATTGTTCCACATCAGATTGATGAGCTGCTGTGTCTTGGCCGAATCGGACAGCATCCGCGAATCGAGAATCTGCAACACCTTACGATACTCTTCGATAGGCATCGAATAAGACATCTGGTGGGTTAATACCTTCTGCTTGATCGTTTCCAGTCCCTCGGTTCCCATGATAGGCTCCTTACCTTTGGAGTCGAGCGTTGCAGCGGCGACGCTCAAATTGTACGAGCCGATCAACTCCTCGAAGTTCAGTCCGACGGTGGGGGTGTCCCAGTCGAGGAATCGCTCGTAAATATTTTGGTCGAATAGCCGCTTACGCAGTTCAGAGGCGGCATCGATGCGAATCTGCACCTGTTTAGTCAGTTCGCCGAAAATGGATGAATAAAATACTTCGTTCATTGTTTACCTCCTCTTTTACTGTCGTACATACTTGATTTCGGGGTTGTTCTTCAGGCTGTAACCCTGAAGCCATGCAGCAGGGACGGGATAGGCTACATCCTTGAGGATGATACCTGCATATCCGGCCGATACGGTCTGGAATCCGTTATTGGCGGAATAGACCATGTCGGTTTCGACAACTGCATCAGGCAGATTGTCGTCCGAGAGGACATCTACGCCTTCAGTCGCACCC